TGAAATAGTTAAAAGTAACTATGACTACTTCAAAACTTATGCAGATGGGTGTAAAGAAGTTTTAGATAAACTTCCTGTTTATCACAACGATCTTGTTGAGTACTCCAAGTATTATTATGATCGAGATAGTAATCGAAGCACCTCAATCAATAATGCTTCTAAAAAGGATTGGGATGACTTTTGGGAAGGTTTGTAATGGCAAATAACAAATGGAACATTGATGATGATGAGAGTCTATACGAGATCATCATGAACTTAGAAAAAAGAGTAAATGAGTTAGAAAAAGAAAATGTGGGAACCACAAACACACTTTACGAAATCTTGAACACTTTAGAAACAATCCAATGGCACTATCAAAATCAGTAGAAGAAAGTTTGAATGAAGCGGAGAGTAATCTTCGCAATGCTCTAGCATTTGCTGCTAGACAAGAAAGACCTCTTGTTTGTAATAACATCTCCAAACTTATTTTGGATATTGAACATATCAAGTCTTTTGATGAACTACTAGATACTATTGATCAATCTATTCAGATTGACAAATAAACTACAAACAAGTAAACTTACGGAGTAACCTAAAGAAGAAATGAAGTACCTCTACGTTGTCGATCATTTTGTTCCATTCCCATCGTCCGAATATGGTGGTATTTGGAATGTAGTCGCTTCAAATAATGAAGAATGTTTTGATTTGATTACAGATTTTGATGCAGATGATAATGTTGGGCATTATTCTGATCTACGACAAAACATTATGAAAGCAAGGGTATTTCCTCTTGCACAAGATATTGAATCATCAGTAATCGCTGAGTTTACAACATGAAGTTTTCATTAAAATCTGAAGTCTGTTACAAAGATTTGTATGGATTTGTAGATTTTATTGACAGTGAGTGTATAGTTATTCAACTACCAACACCACCAGGTAGAAATCCTCCAAGAGTTGTTGTTTATCACTGTGACTTTGATAAAGTCAAAGTTTTGAAAGATAGTGATAAATAATAAAAAAATACTATTACTAAAATGGCAAGATTAATGGCAAAACTAGGACTAGGTGTTTCCGTTGCGGATTTCAACAACGATGAACACGTTGAAGATAGGACACCAACAGTCACTGCTGTTGCAGATGATATCTCTGTGTCAGAACCTGAAGGTAAACTTAATCTAGGTATTTCTGTAGATACTGATCTTGATGAATGATTAAAAAACGAGTTCAACCAGAAACTCCAACAAAACCTTTCCATGAAACCTTTCCTTTTGGTCTAAGTTGGACCACAAAAGAAGGAAAGAAAGAACTTGAACACTTTGCTTATTTCCCATACGATGACTACAGATCAAGATACATGCAGCGATTCAAAAGTGAAGGAGGTAGAAAGTTCAAGCGATTCAAAACCAAACCAAGAGTATGAGTGGATTGATGATGCTTTCCGCGTAGAAGAAACACGTTTTATGTGGAAAAGTGTCCGTAAAGATAATGGTAAAGACTTTTTATTTGGTGTTACTAAAGAAGCGGTGATTCATATGTCACGCTGGCATCTTAAATGTGAACAAGAAGGAACTCTTGAACAACATACAAGAGTAGTTGGAGATGGTTTTGTTGGTGGAAAACTATAAATAACACTAAACTGTGTTTATATAAAAATGAAGTCTTACAAAGAGTTTGTTTCTGAAGCATTCAAAAGAACTGGCAAGAAAATATCCTTTGTAAGACTTCATCATGGGTCTGATGAAGACTCAGTAAAATCAATCAAAAAGAGTGGTCCTAGACCTTCACCTAAAGGTAGTGAGGGTCCAGGACATTATGTCACTCCAGATAAAAAGAAAGCAGCAAAATATGCTGAGTTTACTTCTAAATCAAGAAAGAAGAAACCAGCAGTAGTATCATACAGAGTTTCAAAGAAAAGGATTACTAATACAGATAGTATTCCAAAAGGACTTACATCTCAAAAGAAAACTACAAGTGAGAAACCAGTTGTAAGAAATACACGAACTGGTCATGTTGCCATGGACTCTGATTATGCGAATAAGAAAATGATTCGTAAGACAGAACCTATTATTCGTAGAAAAAGGAGGTAAGTATTATGGCAAAACTACCATCATATACAGTTAATACTTTTAATCAAGAACTCTTGCAATGTGTTGCCATTTCATTTTTTATAAGAAATCCACAAGCAACCCAAGATGATTTTTCTGATTATATTGAAAATAATTTTTTTGAAAGAAAAGATGATGATAAAATTTTAGATGGAGTTGGTGCAGAATACGATATAAAAAATAACTTAGGAGTTTTTAATACATCTTCTGATATGGGAATTGGTTGGATAAAATCATCCGTTGACATTGCAAAATTTTTAATATCTAAATTAAATTTAAACAATCAATATAAAGTTTATCATCAAAAATCAGAATTTGGAAGAATGATAAAGGAAGAATGTATTGACAGAATTGTAACTGATTTGGATTTAGAAAAATTTTCTAAAAAACCTGATATCTATAATCCTACAGATATTTGGATTGTCAGAGAATCTAAAGTTGATACTATTAAAAGAAGATTGCGAGAGAAAATAATAGATGCTCCTCCTGGAATGGTGACAAAAAATTATCTAAGCAATAAACACACTTATAAATCAATAATTGGTACTTTTTTTAGAACAAAAGATTTATATCAAATTTCACTGAAAAAAGCATCTCCATCTGGCAATGTAAAATATAGAATGATTGGATCTTTATATGGCATACCATCTCAAGATATAGATCCATACACCAAATTTATTTCAATATTAGATGATATTATAAAAGAGGGAAGTGAACAAAAATTTAATCAATTTATTAGTGATCTGGTTTTACTTAGAAAAATAAATTATTCTGATGAAGTTCTTCAGCCAAATGTAACTTTTACCCTAAGATATGGTCAACTAGATGTTAGTAATCAAGTTTTGGGTGAAAATGAAAACTGGAAATTAGATACTCCAGGAAATACATTTAATATGCAAAAAATTGGAGGAACTGCATGGTCTGGGGGATTTAATTTTAATGGTATTCATTTAGCATTAAAAAATTATACTCAATATATGCCAATATTTCTGGAAATGAAAAAATTGAGGTATGAAAGTTTTGAGGAATTATATTCTAAACTTTTCCCAGGAAAACAAGTTCCGCAAAATGTAAAAAATATTTTGCTAAGAAAAGATGAAATAATTTACAAAAAAGGTGATCTAGAAAAACTGAAAACTAGTTTAGGTAATGAAGGAAATTATAAACAGTTTTTAGTAGAGGCGATAAAAAAACTTTCTCATCCATATAGAGGTGAAAAATCTTTATATGGAATCAGTGCCCTGGGTTCCATGGACATTCAGGAGTCTGGAATAAGTAAATTAAAGGACGAACAAGATGCAATATCTCTTTCTATTAACCCTATTAAAAAAGGAGATACCGTCATAACTTATACGGATAAAATTAATTATAAGTCAATAACAGCAAGAGGATCTTCCTTTAATAATATAAGAAAAAATGATACTGTTTTTATCAGAAAAATAAATCCAAACGGATCAGAAACCCCTGCAACCACTACAAAGACAAGAGTTAAAAGTGTTAATATTAGAAAGAAAACAATCACACTTACTAAACCAATAAGTTCAGGTGGAGGTGGAAATTTAGTTGCAGTGATTTTTAACCCAGTTCAAGTTAATATTCTATCAGATAATAAATTAAGAAGTGTTGATGTAAAAATATTGGAGCAAAAGTTTTCAAAATTGCAACCTTTTTGGATGTTTATGCGAGGTGGTCGCAAGAGATTAAGAGATTTTTTAAAAAAACAGATAGTATTGACAATCTATGGTATGGTTTCTAAAAAAGGTGGAAAAATATTTGAGCATAATATTGCAGAAGGGAATACCATAGGGGCTCAATTAAAAACAAAAAATGCTTTAGAAAAATACATTATCCCACAATTTGCTATTGTTGGGGATTGATAAAATATTTTTATGGGAAACCCTCTTGACATGGAGGGTAAATCTGTATATAGTCTGATCAAGTCAATTGAGCATATTGTAAAATGAAATCTGACTATTATGCAGATGTGTTTGACATGTCTGGAGTTTTAGTTCATAAAGAAGTTTATGTTGGCAAATATAAATCAAAAACTTGGGCAATGCACAAAGTTTGTTCCATGTACCCAAATTATCATAACTTTGAACTTTATACCAAAACCACTTAAACAACTGTCACAGGCACCTTGACTTTCGGGTCAGAGTACTTTATATTATATTCATCGACACGGAAACCACTTGACCATCACTCTTCGTCCTCACCAGCAACGTGCTTGCGATGCTATGCTGGCATTTGACAAGGGTCAAATCATTGTTCCGACTGGTGGAGGCAAGACTCTTGCCATTATTACTGATGTCAAAAATATCTTTGATTCCAACGATGGTGCTAAAACTATTGTTGTAGTTGTTGCTCCACGTATTCTACTTACAGAGCAACTTTGTTCTGAGTTCCTTGAGCATATTGATAATGTTGCTGTGATGCACGTTCACAGCGGTGATACTAAGCATTTTAGTAGCACCAAACCAAATGCTATTCACAATTGGTCATATCGAGCATACAGTAAGCAACTAATCTTTACCACATATCATTCCCTGCATCGTATTAAAGAAGCAGGTCTAAATGTTCACACCATTCACTTTGATGAAAGTCACAACTCAGTCCAGAAAAGTTTCTTTCCTGCCACAGAGTATTTCTCTGCTAATGCTAACCGCTGCTATTTCCACACTGCTACTCCCGTTCATTCTGCGGTTGCTAACAAACCTGGAATGAACGATGGTGAAGTTTATGGGGATGTAATCTACAAGGTTCCTGCACCTGAACTTGTTAATGGTGGTTTTATTGTTCCTCCACTCGTCAGTGTGAAGCAACTTGACATTGCTTCCTCTAACGTGTTTGAGAGAGATTGTAAGCACCTTCTAGAGACCATTGAGAGTGAATCTATTCACAAGGGTCTTATTTGTGCAAAGTCTACAAAAATAATCGTTGGTCTTGTTTCTAACACTAGTTTTGTGGAGGAAATGAAAGAGCGTGATTATTCTGTACTTTACATCACATCTAAGACTGGTGCTGTCATTGATGGCAAGAAAGTGAAGCGTGATGTATTCTTCAAGACTCTAAATGCTTGGGGTAAGGACAACGACAAAAAGTTTGTTGTCCTTCACCATAGCATCATTTCTGAAGGTATCAATGTCAGTGGACTAGAAGCAGTTATTTTCATGCGTTCTATGAACTACATTGGTATTCTTCAAAGTGTGGGACGCACATTGCGTCTACATCTTGAAGATGCTCAAGGTATGCGAGATGGTACTATTCCTGCTGGACAGTACCATCTTTATCGCAAACCTTTTGGTAAAGTTGTGATTCCTGCCCATGATAAGGTTGGCATCACAACTGCCAAAAAGATCCAAAACGCACTTGACATTGTATTCCAGCAAGGTGAAGTGTGCGAAACCATTATCAAACGATGATCATGTTTAAGTATTCACCAATCATTAACATATGTCAAAGGGATTTACTATAGGAAAATGGGAATATGATACATTATATGCTGCTGTTCCTTTAGCGGGAAGCACATCTAAACTTGTAATAATACATCAAGGTCAACAAATAAAGGTGTGTAGAAATGAACAATCTGCACGAAACTTTATTGAAAAGCATAGAAAATCAAAATCAAAGGGTGTTCTGCCAGTTGATTAACTGTTCACTCATCACCCTGCTGTCGCGGTAGTGTGATATTATTAAAAGGTCAAAGCACACAACACAAACACATGGCAAAAGTCGTCTACAACAACTGTATTGGTGGTTTTGCACTATCAAACGATGCACTTTATCGCATGGTGCAACTTGGTTCTCCTTACATCAAACCAAATCCTGAGTTTGAAGCAACCAATGAGTATGGTGATGGAACTACCACCAAATGGTGGGAGGCAAAGTATATTTACGACTGGGATCTTCCTCGTCACGATGAGATTCTAGTGCAAGTAGTTGCTGAACTGGGTGATCGTGCCAACGGTCCAGGCGCATCACTTAAACTTGCTGATGTAGTCTCCCAGTATATTATTATGGACACTCGGGGTATGGAGCAAGTTATCCAACCCCAAGAGATCCAATGGCAAACCGCAACCAATCGTCTTTGATTATGACCTACACATTTAACGGTGGTATTCAAACAGGCACAGTTGCAACTGATGCCCGTGCTCGCAAACTTGACGAGCAATGTAAGCATGTGAAGAAAACTATTCTTCCTATTATTTCTGCGATCTATCCTGAAGTAACTATGCAGATCAGACTTACTAAAGCACAGATTCCTGGCAGTAAAGGTGCTTGCGAACCCGATGGTGGTTTGTGGTTCTACAAAGGCAAACTGATTTCAGTGTTTGAAGGTAAGAAACAGCAGGATCGAGGTAATGCTATCGAACGCTGGTTCAAAAACAACTATATTTGCCGAAAGATCAATTCTGAGGTGAGTTATGTCACTTTCTGTACTGGTGAAGGTGCATATGATGATGGTACGATTGGCAAAACCCTGCATGTTGCTCATCTTGCAGGAGTGAATCAGTATAATCCTGGAGATAACTCTGTATTTTACAATACAGACTGCTTTACACGAGAGTTTATTTCTGATACAATGCTAGAAGTGCTCTCAGAGCGTATTCAATCGGTAGATCTATCTCAATGAAACCTTTATTCATCTGGGCAGGTGGTAAAACAAAGGTGCTAAAACATTATGCACCTTTTATGCCATCTGCCCCTTTTTCTACATATTATGAACCATTCTTTGGTGGTGGTGCAATGTTTGTCCATGTGATGAACACATATAAACCAAAGAATGTTGTCATCAATGACATCAACGATGATGTGATGAACATCTATCGTTCGATTCGTAATGAATATGATGAGTTTATTGATAGAGTCGATAGTTTAGAATCTCAATATCTGCCATTGAGCAAAGAAGATCGCAAGAAGTTTTATTTTGATATTAGACATCTTCATGCATGGAACTATCAAGAATGGAGCAAACCATTTGAAGCAGCAACACTATATTTTTTGATGAAGACTGGATTCAATGGTATCTATCAACTGAACAAGAATACTAATGGAAGGTATGGAACACCTGCTGGATTGCTGAACCAGAAGGATAAGATCTATGATCGCTCTGTGATGCTATGGTGGAAACAAGCACTGCAAAGTGTAGATATTCGCTCTGGTGATTGGAAAGATGCCGTAACTGATGATCCTGATGGTTTCTTCTTCTTTGATCCACCATATCGTGATAGTTTTGCAGATTATGGCAATGGATTTGATGAGCAGGCACTGCTAGACCTTATCGACTTTGCCGATGCACAAAATACAGTTTTTGTTGCTAACCGTGCAGATGATAACTGGTTTGATGATAAATCAAAGTCATTAAATGTTCATTACTTTAACATCACATACACTGCTGGTCGTAGGAAGAAAACAGCAACAGGATATGCTGCAAAGCAAGCGCGTGAAATCCTACTTTACAAACCTTGACAGACTCATCCGTCCATACTAATCTACCTATGTTGTCCACACTACATTATGTTTGACATCAAACAAATCAATCTTGAAGAGTTTTTCGGTTGTGTAGATGCAACTAACACAACGCAGATGAAGTCTAATACCTTCAAGACCTTTCGTACATGGTTGCAAGAGAAATCATTTGCCAAATGGAGTAATAATCAACTGAAATATGTTGGTGACTATACTGATGGCACAGATTTTACATCAGATGATGGTACTCGATATGAAATGAAAGGTGCTCTCGGTATGTTCAACAAGAATGGATCTACCAAGAGCATTGTTCTTAAGAACTTTCAATCTGATAATAAAGTAATCGAAAAGACTTTTGATTACATGCTACTGGTTGATACTAAGAACATGTCTATTGCATCAGTTGATTGGGAAACTGTAGAGAAGCGTATCTACTACACTCCCAAATCACCAACAGCAAAAGTAAAGTTTATTCCTGGTGATTTTACTATTCTAGCAACAGATATTAAACCCGCAAGTAAATCTATCAGTGCAGGTGAGATTCTAGATAAGGTTGAGGTGATTCTGTAATGGCAACTTGGGAAGGTGAAGCATGGTTAGGATCTGCATCTGGAAGACAAAAAGTTAGAGTTCAGTCTAACACTTTCCATGGTGCAAAAGAGCAAATCGAGCAAATCTATGGATCTACAGATGTTTGGAATCTGAGAGAAGTTCGATCATCCTCAAGTTCTAGTTCTTCTGAAGGTGTTTTTTCACTGTTAGTTGTATTATTTGTCATTGGTTTGATTGTTCAATTTTGGCATATTGCTATGTGGATAATCTTAGGTCTGCTTATTCTTGGGGTTGTTGGTTATATCTTTGGAGATGATGAATAATACTCTGTGACAGTCCTAGAAGCGTCCACAAGGCGCTTCCAACCCACCTTCCTGCCTTATACTATAAGAGTCAACAACACACCTCTGAGCATGTCTGACGCTTACCTGGATGAAGTTCAAGTCGAAGAACTGATGGTCGAGGAAATGATATATGATGATTACGCTCCCACAGAGGAAGATTGGGAGTCTAATCCTTTCTTCGACGATGATGCCGATCTCGAAGCATTCTCTCTTGAATGTGCATTTGGTCCTGAAGAGTATTGATTATGCTTTCAGCATTAAACAAACCACGCTCACCATCATTTTATCACGGACTAATGTTTAAGATCGCAATCACTGTCGGTCTTTTATATTTTTTTTGGGAACCACTGCGTCCCGTTCGCCATGTGACAGCAGACGCACTGTCCTTCACTGCCGAACAGATCCGCCGATAGGGTCTAAACTTACTTCAGTTCACACAACCACACCGAACAATGACCAAGCAACAGTCCCTCCAGTCTGCTCGCAACGTGATCACTGACAAGCAGGATGCTAACCGCGAAGAACTGAAACGTGCTGCACTTGCAGCAGGTCGTGGTGCTCAAGCAGTCAGCAAAGCAAGCACTCTGCGCCTTGCTTTCTGGATTTCTTTTGGTGCTTCTGCTATCTGAGTAGGGCATTTGCCCTCTAGTTTCATTCACTTTATTCTTGCAAATCATGGGAACTCGCTCACGAATCGGTATCGAACTCTCTGACCAATCCATTCTTTCTGTCTATCATCACTGGAATGGTTATCCTGAATGGTTGGGTCGTATTCTAGAGACACACTACAACACCAGAGAACTGGTGGAAGAGTTGATTGATGGTGGTGATATGTCTATCTGTTGGACTGATAAAGTGTGGGGACAACCTCGCACTGATGGACAGAAGTATGGTCCTGAGACTTATGCTGCCCGTGGTGAACATTGCCCTCCTCGTTTGGATAAAGATATGGAAGAGTTCTTCTCTATGGGTGAAGAATACTCTTACATCTTCCGTGATGGTAACTGGTTTGCCTATGATATGCACCAGTTTGATGACACTTTAGCACCAGAACCTGTTGAAATCCCTAGTGGAGCGTTGATGGTATGATTATCACCAAAGATCAACTGCAAGTAAAGCGTAGTGAGTGGGAGTGCTATATTGACACTCCCGATTCTGTCATTGAAAGTATCAACAATGAATTTCTTGAGATTCTGAACACGACAAACAGTCCAGTGCTTGCTCAGAAGCGGATTTATCGGTTTTTATATAATAATCATCGAAAGTGGGGATTTAGTGATTCTGAATGTAACGAAACTGCCACAAATGTGATCAATCAATACTATAATAGTAATATAAATCGTTGGGCATCTTTAATCCTATGATTGACCGTACATTTTTAGACAACATGACCCACGATCAGAAAGAATGTCTAGCAGAAGACTGTGAAGACTATCTTGTTCATCGTCACATTCCTCTGCATTCTCACTCTTACGATAACATTATCATGCAGGCGATTAAGGAAGGTTATCAACTATCAAAAAATAATAGGACACTTCCCAAACCGCCCACTATTCATCCATATTTCCCCTGATTTCTGCAATACTATAGGAGTCGTCGGGATTTCACCCCATGCTCACTGTTAATCTCACTGAAGATCAACTCTCGCTCCTGGAAGAACTTGTGGGTGAGAAGTTTAATGAAGTCGCACAAGCATGGTTGCCTGCTGAAGAAACAAAGGACATGAACAAACTTTGTTATGATACTATTTTGAACCTCCGTTGTGTTCGTATGTCCAAAGAGTATGATGAAAACAAGTGTCTTAAGGGTGGACTTTTTTCTAAGAAAGAGTATCTGGTGGATGTGGGTCTTGTGACGGATGAAGAACTTGCACAGCAGGGCATCTGCTGATCGCATTTCTACCCTATACTGATTACATCAACACAGGAGACATCTCCAATGATCACCGAAACCTTCTCCGAATACGTTGCTCAGCAAGATGCTCGTAACACTATTCAACTGAATGTCACCAAGCATTGTCTGATGCTGTGTGATGCTCTGCGCCAGAACTACATTGATTACAGCATCAAATCTCATCAACGTAATGTAGAGCGTGGTGATAGCGTTGATTATCACAATGCCTGCATTACCGACCTGAAGAATGGTGAGTGTGATTACGAGTTCACTGTTGAGAGTGGACGTAAGTATCACAAAATCATGATGAGTGCCAATGGTTCTCGATCTGTTCATGCCTTCGTTAATAAGAAGACTGGTGAAGTGTATAAACCTGCCAGCATCAAGTCTCCTGCTAAAGGTGTTCGTTATGACCTGCGATTGATTAAAGATCGTGAGTGGTTGCTGGAGAATGCTGACTGGGCAGGTTCTTATCTCTACATTCGATGATATACTTTCTCATCATAAGTGCTGGCGTTGCGTGGGCAATGCTAGCACTATTCTCTCCATGGTTTAATCATCTTAATGAGAAAAAATGACTGAAATGGATCTGAAAATCAGTGACCTCGCAGAAGAGTTTGAGGTCACTTGTGATTATATCATTGATGAGTTTATCATTGATGATAAGTTGCAACCTTGCACAATGTTTTTCGTCATTATTGACGACAATCCAATAATCATTAATTTTAACTAATACTAACCAACCCTTCACTATCTAACAACATCATGGCAAATCAGTTCTACACACTCAAAGCACTGCAATCACAGGTGCAAAGTCTCATCGAAGAGCAAGGTGAAGATGCACCTTGTGCGGGTTGGATTTACACTAGCGAAGATGTTGTAAAGTATGATGATAATGGAGATGAAGTACAACAACCCAAAGAAGTTTGTGAGAATGTGTTAATCAACTTGCAAGACTACGATTTCATCTATCAGGCAATTTGGGATGCTATTGATACAGAACTCGGTGAGGTTAAGTAACACTAACTGTGGTGTCACTAAATGATACTCAGGTCAGATGCCTCCCAATCGGTAAAGTGTCACAAGGTTTCGGCACGAACCTCAAAATCGTGTATTATTAAAGAGTCAAAGAAACGAGTTCGATTTTGGTTTACACAGTTCACTGCCCTGAGTTTAATGAAACTGAGAATTGTGCTTCTCAGGAACATGCTATCGATGTGGCATATTCAATGTACGAAGAATTTAATTCTATTGTCTGGGTTGAAGATTACCTAGGTCATACAGTGATAGAATTAGGTGATCATATGGGAACTTACTCACCTAAGTAACATTCTTAGTTGACCTTGAAACCCAAAGATCAATCGGTGCGACCCGCAACGACAAGACCGGTAAAAGGGATCTCTGGTTCTCCATTGCTCCACGCAAGAGAGACAGACTGATGGCGGCAATCGTAGGATGATCTGATTTTCTTAAGATTTGGAGGGCAGCAATGCCTTCCAAACCTGCTATACTTTAGAAGAACCACACCGGAGCACCCGAATCATGATTTTTGTTGTAGAGTCATCCCTGAGCGGATCC